TATCGGTCCCGGCGACGGTTACTCCGTCTACAGTCGCCTGTCCGGTAGTAATTGTACCTTCAGTTACTGCCAACTCAATCAGCGTACACGGCGGCATCACTGCTCCAGCTACCCTCCCCACACCCACCATCTCAGCGGTCGTTACACCGGCTACGGTGGCGGCTGCGGCGACGTTCCCCGGCCACTCGCTCTACATCACTGTCGATGCGACACCGGGAGTCATTGCAGCTACGACAACGATGCCATCGGAAACACCGAGCGGTAATTACACAGCAGTTGTAGATACCATTGCAGCGACTAGCACAATGGGAGCTAAAGAAGTTTATCGGCTGCTCGTTATGCCAACAGCGGACACACTTCCACGTGTCGGTATACCAGAACAATCTTCTCCACCGGCTCGCGCATTGATGCGTCACTTCGCACCCGGCGCACAAGGCAGTAATGTATTTATAGTCAATGGCTCGACTGTGCAAACATATTTACCAGCAGACTGGGCGACAGTTACTCGCTGGATTTATGGTGGACATGAAAGCCCCCGTGACTTAACACAATCAGAAGAAACCGTACTCGTAGGAGCCGGTTACTCATTCAGAGTAGGACCAGAATAGTGCCAATTTATTGTTACCGATGTCTTGATTGTGGGTTGACCCACGAGATCCGTCATGGGTTTGATGAAACGCATGACGGTGTTTGCGATACGTGCAAGGGTACTCTTCGTAAATACTTCGGTGAAGTGCATATCGCTGCGTCAGCTACACCGACAAGAGGTATGCACGATGGAAAAGCGATCGATTGGTCTGGGAGTAAAGTTAAAGAAAGAGAGAAAGAAAGGGATATGGCAGCCTACAAGCGCCTCAGATCTGAAGGTATTCAGCCGAAGAGCATTGATGGCGCTGCCAAAATGGAACGAGAAGCTCTGACTCCTCACGAAATTAAAGCCGGGACTCTTCTCCAAGGGCCGAAGTCAGAAAAGAAACGCAAAGAACGTGCCCTTAACGACGTTCTCGGGAGCACATAATGACTGCACAAACATGGATTGACGAAACAAGAGACATGCTTTTATCAGGCTATGTCGAAGAACTCCTACTTGTCACTTCCCCAGTTATTTCAAATGCTACAGGTACAGCATTCACGATTAGCGAAGCAGCTAATTCAGGAATTGTTAAAGGTATCATAATCGAAATCAACGAAGAACTAATGTACGTCACGTCGGTTGATGGCACAACTGTCAACGTAATCCGTGGCTACGGTGGCTCGATCGCTTCTCCTACCGGACATGCAGTTGATTCTTTAGTTCGTGTTTCTCCTAAGTTCCCTACCCATCGGATTATTGATGCAATCAATCACGATTTGCGTGATCTTTCTGCCCCTGATTCTGGTTTATTTCAAATCAAAACAACAAGTTTCACATACAACGCAGCGATCGATGGCTACGATCTCGCAGGGCTCACAAGCGAAGAAGTCCAATCAATTTACTCAGTCACCTACGCACAAGTAGGAGTAGAAGCAAGAGAACCAGAAGTTATCTCGTGGAAACTACGACGAAACAGAGACACAGCTTCGTTTAGCAGCGGTCTAGCACTCGTTCTTTATGGCACAGCATGGCCCGGAAGAAAAGTAACTGTAAGTTACAAGTCACCATTCACAAGTATCACTGATGGGTCTACAGCTTTATCCACAGTTGGGCTTCCTACAACGGCATACGATCTGCCACCTTTAGGTGCGGCTATGGCTTTGATGACGACACGACCGATACGCCGAGAGTTTCTTGATGCTGAAGGAACATCTCGAATGGCAGCAGAAGTTCCACCCGGAGCTATCGCTGCATCGTTTAGAGATTTGATTGGCCGACGAGAAGCACGCCTTCGTGCAGAAGCCGCTCGGTTGGCAACAATGTACCCACAAAACTTGAAGGAGAACTCAATCACCCATCCCGTTGGCAACTGGGGTCGTTACTGGTCGTGAGTTTTAACTCTGAATCTCTTCCTGTTGAACTGGATGGTGTCTCTTATTTAGTAGACACCACCCAATATCGGCGTACCACTGTCCCTGTTTCTCGTCAACAACGAGACAACAGTCGAGAAGCTGGCGAAAACACACTCGATACTACTGGTGCGTGGGTAAGATCCCAAAGCGATTGGTCTTACGGAGCAGGCCAACTTTATCTTGACAATGAAGACTCTGACCGTCGCCGCTTCTACTCTTCACAAGGCATAGATGTGTGGACTAAAGGTCAAATAACTTTACTCCCCATTACGGAAACTCCTTCAGGCACAAACACACCTACGTTCACAACTGGTGAAATTATTATTGAATCAGTTACCAATAGTTCTGGAACCGAATACTTGTATGTGGCCCAAGCCAACAAACTATTCTGGACAGCAAACCCCGGTGGTTCTTCACCTACATGGGACGCATCGGCAGGTATCACAGTAGGCGGCACAGTCACCAGCCTAACTAGTGATGGAACCAATGTTTACATTGGCTTTGATGGGGTTATTGTCGCAGAACAAACAGTGATCGGTAGTAGCTCAACTTCTGCGTTTGGAACACACGACCCTAATCTTCTCAAAATTGTTAGTGGACGTGTCATTGGTGCCGACGGTAACGCCATCTATGAACTCGACGCTGCCGGAGCTAAAGCAAGTTCTTCACTCGATTACTCGCTTCCATTAACTAGCAGCCAATGGGTATCGATAACCGCAGGCGCATCAGGTATTTTTGCGGCAGCTAACACAGACAACACTGGCAGCATCTATTACATAGGTGTCAACAACAGTGACGGTACACTTAATGTTCCCATCATGTCAGCGAGTGTTCCTCGTAATGAAACCATCAACGAAATCATGGCTTACGGTGGTGTACTCGGAGTGGCTACAAGCCTTGGATTTAGGCTGGGCTTGATAGACCAACAGTCAGGCTCGATAATCCTTGGACCTGCTATAGACACAGGCGGCGAAGCCTATTCTCTTGAAGCAGACAACAAATTTATGTGGTGGGGCACAGACTACGGCACTTGCTACCGGGCAGATCTATCCAAGTTCACCGATACTCTTGTCCCTGCTTACGCATCGGACTTAGTGTCAGCAGAATCAGCAACAGCTAGCGATCTCACGAAATCTTTAGCTCGAATAAACAACAGCGGTAGCCCTAAATTGTTTATGGGTATAAAAAGTTCTGGTGACGCAGTACTGCAACGTGAGCATTACAACAACGAACGAGTAGCTTCAGGCACACTCATCGCAGGTGAAATCACATGGTCAACTGTGGTACCAAAACTTTTACGATCCGGTGTCATCGACCTTGACAGATCCCAATTCGAGAATCTCAAAACAGATTACCGGGCAAGCGATACTGACTATGCGTCAAGCACAGACACCTACACTCTTGGCCCTGAAACCACGACACCAGTTGGCGGTATCACTTTGACCGCTAAGAACGGTGCTAACACAGCAGCAACTATCCCCTCTACTGGTTCTTTACAAACCGGCATCCCTCAAAGTTTTTCTTTCTCAGACAATATAGATACCGCAGTATCCTACGACCTGACAATTACTATTACTCGATCAGCAACTGACGCCACAAAAGCACCCGTCTGCCATGACTGGCAATGCACCGCAGTCGCAGTTCCACGGCGAATAGACGAAATCATTCTTCCTATAGTTCTCCGCCGCAATGTTCTTACTGCCCGGAACTCCGGTGCACCTGTTCGCCTAGCTGCTGGCGATACTTTTACTAAACTCCGCTCCCTCATGGAAGCTGGTAAAGCTCTTACTTATAAAGAAGGTGACCGTTCTGAAAGCATCACAATAGAACGATTGGAGATGCAACCAGAACGACTATCCGACGACGGTAGCTGGTGGGAAGGTAGCCTCGTAGCACGGCTTCTAACAGTTCCGACTTGATAAGTGGGGGAGATGGCTAAAGTTCTTTTCTTTGATATAGAAACTGCCCCGAACATGTCATACGTCTGGGGTCAATGGCAACAAGATGTCATCGACCACGTAAGAGAATGGTATGTACTTTGTTTCTCATATAAGTGGGAAGATAAAAAACAGACCCACGTTGTTTCAATCGACGACTTCGATCTTTACAAAAAAGATTCCGAGAATGATTTCGAAGTTGCCAAAAAACTTTGGGAACTACTCGACGAAGCAGACATAGTGATAGGCCATAACTCAGATGCATTCGACATAAAGAAAGCTAATGCCAGGTTTGCTTACCACAATCTAGGTCCGACTAGTCACTACCAAACAGTGGACACATTAAAGATTGCACGTAAATATTTTAAATTCAATAGCAACAGACTCGGGCATCTTGGAGAACACCTTGGGCTCGGAGGGAAAGAAGTTACAGGAGGATTTCAAACATGGGCAGGTTGTATGAAGGGTGACGCAAAAGCGTGGGCGACTATGAAGAAATATGCGAAGCAGGACGTTGATCTTCTCGTCGATGTATACGAACGGTTACGTCCTTGGGCTACCAATCACCCCAATAGAAACGTGATCGACGCAACTTCACATGCATGTCCGACGTGCGGCAGCAATAAGCTGCAAAAGCGTGGTAACCGGCGGACTCGGACAATGACATACCGTCAACTTCAATGCTTGCGGTGCCGGTCTTATTGCAGGGAGAGAATAGCTTTAGTGGCCACTCGCCCCGAAGTGGTTTAGTCATAGTTGTATCGTGGACGTAAGACCCGTTCCGGGTCGTCCATCATAATACGTGCTTTACATTTCTTGCATCGACATTCGCCAACAACGTACTTGGCTATTGTCCCATGCTTTTTGAAATCACTTTTGTCCCATCGAATATGACCAAGGTCATCTACGAACATTAGTAATCTTCAGGATTACTAGCATCTCGTTTGATAGTTTCAGCTATGCGATCAGCTTCTTCTCTATTAAGAACCCATTCACGTATAGCTCTATCGCAGATTACTGCATACCCTTTGACTGTCGGTCCTCCTACAATTCGAGCAGGAATTTCTTCGACTGAAATATCCATCGCTTTTCTCCAATCACGATGCCATATTTATTTTATCACTAACCGTGGTAAAAAGGGCAGGATACCGGGGTAGAAAGGAGAAGACCCCCGGTATCCCATCACCGATAACGACATCGGCTAGCCCTTAAAGTTCAATGTTTCTCTGAGTTCTCGTAACCTTCGCACATTTTCTTCACGTGGCAGGTACTCACGTTCGATGGCTTTGATTTGCATTGTATCTCGACGCAAAGTTGCGTCATAAACTTCCTTAAATTCTGATACGGCAGGCCAATAAGGATGGTCTTTAACTAACTGATTCAAACATTTAGTTACGACTGCATGTTGCAAGCTCAGTAATGATGTGTGCCAAAGTTTGAGTGTTCCTTCGGGCACACTTTTAGAATGCCACCACAACTGAGACATCAACAATAATACTTCGTCAGCTTCGTCATCATTCATGTAACGAGGGCTCCTCTAATTTCATTATCCATGTAGGCGTTGGCATAAAATGTTCTGCATAATCAGCAGCAGAATCGAACCCATTGAACGGCCCATGTATTTCGTAGCCTTCGCTTAGGTTACCTATGACTACAACACGGGGATCTGTTAGTTCTGGATTCTCTCCCCATCGATCATAGTTGAGGATGACTTCGATACTCATAGCCCTCTGGCCTCCAGTATTTGTCCTCTAGTAAATGCATCATGTTCCACCACTGGAGTGTCACGTTTCGTAGCCTTTCGTTTTGTTACTCGGTCCTCTTCATGGTGTATCCGCCATGCATCTCGGCACTTAGAACATCGACAACCATTCGAGTAATTATTTGCAGAGGGTTTCCCCTTACAACCGTATCTCACCCTTTCTTTCCTTTCTCAGTTTCAATATACGTTTACCTAACGTCCCATACTTTTCTTCCTGCTCTTGTTTCTGTTTCCTTAATGCTGTTTCAAAAGCAGACTCAGTGAATGCCCATGTCACATCTAATGCCGAATAACAATCTTCCAATGTCCACCCGGCGTTGATAGCTAATTCAACTATGTGTCTGATGCGAACTGGTTTCACCAGCGGTTTTGTTTCTTGGGTTTTCCACCATGCGTTGAGCATTTCACTTGTGTTAGTGAAAGCTGGTGCTTGTGTGACCTTCAGTTGGATTAATTCCCCCATCTATTCGTTCCTTAATAAGTTGTGCAAAGTTATGTAATTCCATGACGACATAGGCTCCACCTGTTCCGAAGTTTCGGCGCTTAACCAAAGCGGCAGCGAACTTTGCTTCAGCATTTATTCGTTCTTGCTCTGTCTCTTTCATTATCTGAGACAAAGAAGATAAAGCGTCCTTCCTGTTTTTGCATTCGAACACAAACTCAGGAAGGTCAAGACATTTTATATCGCCTACATCTTTAGTACCGACAAGAGGCAGCCGCATAAATTCATGTTTAGTGTAGCTCTGCAAGAACCGAACGCATTCAGTTTCCCATGCAGTCCCTTTTTGTTTTGATTTACTCATAGAATTTAATCGTCCGGTAAATACGTTTCTCTATTTTCTTCCATAAAGAAAAGTTGCATTCCATTTTGAATCAAGAAAGATCTTGCTTGTTGCAATTTATTATTTTGATCCATGTTGTATCCGGCTGGATGGTTCTCGAATTCTTCAACCATCTTCATTGCTTCGTAATCAAATTGATTAGCAAAATCTTTAGGCACAACTACTGAAAGAATAGTTACATCGTCATTCAATATTGGTATAAGAATGCTGTGTTCATCCACTAGAAAGGCTCCGTATCATCCTCGATTGCGAACCCTTTTTGCACAGTCGAAACTGCGTGTTCCTGTACCGTATCACTCCGAGAACCCCTCGGTTCCCATCTCCATGAAGGACCAGCATCATCGGCATACAACCGTAACTTCTTAACAGTTTTGCCTTCCTTGCTAGTCCATTCATCTTCCTTCATGCGTCCCTTAACTATGACTCGTTCGCCTTTAGGTAGCTCTGACATTCGTTCAGCTAATGTATTGAAACATTTAACATCGAACCAATGCGTAGCCTTAGTGTCATCCCGGCCCGTTGTTACAGCCACAGAAAACATTACGTTAGCTGTCCCTTGTTTAGAGAACCGTAGCTCGGGTGCCTGTCCTATATTTCCTGCAATGGTGATCTCACTCATTGTCTTCCTCTCTTTTATTGAGTATGTCAGCAAGAACGTAGTTCCCGTCTTGCTTATGCCAGAGATGTAGACCTAAGCCCAACCTCATGGCACACCTTTTAATACCGTCAGAAGCACAAGCCTTTAAACGTGCTCCATCTGTCTTCCAATTGTTCGGATTCTCGCACTCACCAACCTCTTGTATCGAGGTAGTTCGTCCATCAACATCAACAGTAAGAGTGCAGAGGCAACCAGTAAGAGTACCATCAGCATCCCTAACAACATCATCAATATGAAAATCATATGGCCCCAATATTCCTAATAAAAACTGTGTAACTATCCCGTGTGGCACATACACTGCTGCGAACTTGCCCGGTTTAGTTTCCACATACCGATCTGAAAATGGAGTAGCTAACTTAGATAGCTGACTCATAGTATTCTCCTTTTGTTTTAAGTATTTCGCTTACCGAATCTCCCATTGCGATTTCACATAGTGAACGATGGGAGCAATAGTTACATTCCCAAGGGAGTTCTTCATCATTCCAAAGAGCCCTGAGTCCTTCAGGTATTTCGTCAGTAGCTAAAGAAGTTCCAGCTTGTAACGCTTCTTCAGACATAACAAAGTTTGTGATCTGCCTTAACGTCGCACCACTCTGCTCGACAACATCGTCGATATCTATTATCCATTCAACCATGTCACCGGCACGGGCACTATCTTTCCACTTGCCCGGCGTAGCATCAGTACACACATAAATTATGTGAATGAAATTGTATTCCAATCCCATAGCATACGCAGCAGCTTGTAATAGATGTTCTTCTTTGGGACCGTCACGTCGAGCCATTCGAAACCCGTAGTTTCTCATGGTTTTTATTTCGATAACTACCCGTTGGCTGTTGTTATCTGTGTAGATACCATCAGTGTGACCTGATCTCATGTACTCCGGTAATGAAACAGGTACTTCAGCAATGAAATCTTTAAAGAGTTCACTTTGTTGCAGAGCACATTGGATTTGGTGATGCAACGTGTTACCAATTTCTCTAGCCACCAACCCATTGGCAGCATTGTCATAGTTCACTGTCGAAGCTGGTAGCTGGAGCCCATCGTAGATTTGTTTTCTGATGCATGATCCGACACTCGAAGCTCTAAGAAAAGACCCATCTGCTGTGGGTTTTATCTCATCAGCCATGCCGAGATCAGCTATAGCCCATCGAGCCATCTCTATCTCTTGCATAGTTACCTTTCTCGTATCAGTTTATCAGTTACCGTGGTTCATGTTGCCCGTCAGTATTCATTTCGGTAAAGATTTCTCCGCAACAAGCATCTCCGCCGTTGACAGTTTCGAACCAGAGATTGGCAGCGCTATCCCACGAAATACGGATACCACAATGTTTACAGGTAAAAGTTACTTGTCGCATTTTAATTTCCTCTCGCTTCATCTATCTTCTGGTCCCAGTACATAGACTCAGCGTTCTCTTTGGCTTGCAGCATTTCCTGGTACTCCTCATCATCAAGATCTGCATAAGGATCATCAGGTGGATCTATACAAAAGTATTCCATTATTGTTCCCACTTTTCTCCATCGACAGCCAAGATTTTTACCTCTCGTTGTTCACTAGCAGCGAATGTCCAATGGTCGTTGAACTCTGGTAGATCATCAGTCATACACATGTTGTGAACTAGATCAGCAGCTTCTTCGAGATCAGCTTGTTCTTCCTCGACTGTTACTAACCAATACAAAGTTTGTGCTACTTCAACTTCAAATGTCCGTGTCATCCTTCTCCTCCTAACTCTTGATCGGGAACATAACTATCATGCTCCCAATACTCGTAGTAATACTCAGGTGTGCTTCGCCATAGATACTGTGGACCTGCATGTCGTTCCTTACGTTTCGACAACCGAGTCTCCTGCCTATTGCATGACCCACACACAACAGGCTCAATCATTCCAGCCTTCTGCGCTCGCTTCATCAATGGACCTAAGAGGCGAGCATTATCTAACTTGGCTCCCATCTTTTTTAATTCAATGTGAACTTCATCAGTAGTCCATGTTTTCCAAGGACCATTTTTGATGACACATTTCTTGATCGCCATTTTCGCAGTAAATTTTTGAGATGATTTAGCATAGGTTTCTACTATCGCCATGCCCCGGTCACGTTCTTGTTGACCACTCATGCATCCACCAATACCTTCGCTGCCTTCTCAGTCATCGGCAGCTTCCCGAACATCACGTTCGCTTGATGTCTGCGAGTACGATCTCGGCTGCTCTTAATACCTTTAACTGATTTATCTTTTTGTTCCCACGCTTGGACAGCCATGAGTGCACCCCACTTAGTGTTACGCACACCAGCTATGTCTTCATCAATATGAAACCGATTGTTTAAATCAGCTTTAGTGTTAGACCATCGAGTCAGCTTGTTGTAATAACCCTGATGATTTTGTTTACCATCTGTGAAAGCCGGTGCTTCTGGGTTGAATGATGGCATGGGTCCAATCAAATCAACAACTAACTGATCCCATTGCTGATCGACAAACTCTTGGTTAGCCATCCGCTCAATCTGTGCAGCATATTCTTTATGACGTTCGTAACCTGCACATAATTCAGTGACTGCTTCCTGCATCATGCCTTGCGGATCACCCATCTTCTTAAACTTGAAGACAGCTTTCGCATCCAAAATATTCCACTTAAAAGTATTCGCACAGACAACGGCTGTTGCTGATTGACTAGCTATCAGTGGCACATGCTTGTCGTGACCATTGCCAATGTTGAACATCGACTCGACCTTCGACCAACCCGGTATCTCTATCCCTTCCTTGAACTTTAGAGACACATAACCAACAGCACCATTATCGTAGGTACCAACCGATTCAATAGTCTCCACTAGCCCAGTGTCGATGAGTAAACCTGTTAGTTCATCAGCCATAAACCGATGTTGAACTATCTGGTATCGACTACTTATTTCAGCATGAGCATACGGATAGTTGACCATCTTCAAAACATTTCTGCCTTCAAGAATTTCCTCTACCCCATGATGCTCAATGAATATGGGTGCACGTTCCACCTCTGTCCAGTCGAAAGCTTCACGAGCTTTCTCCCAAGTGATGTGACCTACATTCCCTAACTTATGCCAAGGAGTCAACGCATACAAAGCGTGCTTGGCATCTAACTCTGTCATCCTATGTGACATTTCATTTCTCCTTTATTGAGATCTTCGGGAGAGAGGAACTTGTCATCTATCAGGGAGCCAAGTTCCCCTCTCCCTTTCTTGCAGCTAATCAGGCCATTCCGTTCCAACGATCCCTTCGGCATTCGTGGTCCGGCCATCTGATTAACCACGTGCTAGAAGCGTCGACCTTTCCACATTTCTTCGGTCACGCCTGCGTCCAATAATTTGATTGCCATTTGTTTGGCACGTTCTTCAGCTTCACGTTCCATGTCGTCAAGCATTGCCCCAATGTCATCATCAATCATGTTGTACAAAACAAGCAATTCAAAGTGACCGCCCCGGTCTTCATTAAATTCTTTGTATTCTGTGATGTCATTGAGTCGTTGCTCAATGTATTGCTTTACCCCTTCAGCGGTACTGCAATCTGGTATCCGTATTGTTCTTTTAGTTGCCATTGTTACCTTTCTGATGGGTGTGTATTTCCCCATACTGTTCGACCGTTTTGTTCGATAAGTTTCCCATCTTGAAATAGCCAGCGATAACGCATCCCGTCCTCACCTAACCATTCCATCGACGGATCATCAGACCAAGGTGTTGAAAGAAACGGAGCTAGTGTCTTAAAGAAATCCAGTTCAGCACCCATCTTGTTATCAAAATGGTCGATGCTTAACGCACTATCTCCCCAAAAACATTTCGTAGGTCTGGGCTCGATGTGTTCGTGACCTTCTCGGTAATGCCATGCACAACAATGCTTTTGGTCTTCGTCATGTAACCGTGTCTCAAATCCTAAGACTTCTAAGATTGCAGATAGGTCTTCACAAACAGATGTGTCGTGATAATTCCACGGCATCCAAGGCCACCACTTATCAGGGTGCGGTGTATCTTGTTTCGTGATAGTTCCAGACACACCCTTCTTACCTGTGTCTTTATAATTCATTTCACGCAATGCTTTATCGGCGGCTTCTTGTTGATCCGCTTCGATCTGGACATTGCTGTATGTCATTTTAACGTAGTATCCCACGTTGTTCCCTCTTTCTAGTCGTTACATATCAGTTTACATTAAATAAGATTCAATGCCAAGGCGCATTGTTGTTTAACAACCCCATTACCCAAAACTTTTAGAGCTTTCGCTCGACTCTCAACGAGATCACAAACCCAGCCCCGGTCACAGCCCATCATCCACTCAACAAAATGAGCAGACAGTTTCCCATCCGTCACTGGTGACGGCGCTTCCCGTCCAAGGATATGTTCCCATCGACGGATCGCTAACTCGTAGTCTCCCCACTCAACCGTGCCCACGCATTCTCCAGATTTTGTGGTTGATCCAATGGACGGGGCCAGAT